ATAAAAACAGTAAGATTAATTCTAGTCTAGCAAGGGCGTTCCACGCTTCATGTGCTGCATGGAGGTGTCCATAGTCTTTATCAATTGGACCTTCAATGGCTGATTTGCAAATGTGACGCACTTCGGCATCCCCATACCTATCCACACCGTCTGGAACAGATTCCCATCCCTTCCAAGAGTATTTGGCAGCCCCTGACGCGCTAACCTCAGCAATTGCAAGGCATGCTCGTGGGAAATATTCAAGGAGTCCGCGACGGACGGGGCTTTTGCCCGCATCCAGCTTTGCTCCAGGTTGTTTCGGAGAAAAACCATTTGGGTCTTTTTCCATTTTAGTTGGACTATTGTTCAGATTAATTGGAGGCATCTCCTCAGCGAAATTAAATTCAATCTGCATATTTACGAGTGATATAGTCTAATGAAACTGGCATTGGGTCAAATTGACCATCCTTAACATCATGCAAGACAAGCAAGCCACGGAAGTGATTGTTTCCCTGTGGACCCATGTAGTCTTCATCATGCTCATAACAACTACCAGCAATGATTGAGGTGAGTCGCTTGCCATCTGCTCGGCTACCTACGTGCATTTGCAAGCCTTGTTGATGGCCTGCAACACAACTCATGTTAGTTTTGCGGAACTGAGCAGCAGCAGTAGAAGCGGGACGCCCAGCAACGCCAGTAACAAAATAATGACTGTAAGCCACATTGTCAATAACCACAACGTCAAGGAATGGAGACACTTCCCAACCAAAACAGCCTGGAGCAAAGCTGGATGCGGGCAAAAGCCCCGTCCGTCGCGGACTCCTTGAATATTTCCCACGAGCATGCCTTGCAGTTGCTGAGGTTAGCGCATCAGGGGCTGCCAAATACTCTTGGAAGGGATGGGAATCTGTTCCAGACGGTGTGGATAGGTATGGGGATGCCGAAGTGCGTCACATCTGCAAATCAGCCATTGAAGGCCCAATTGATAAAGACTATGGACATCTCCATGCAGCACATGAAGCTTGGAATGCCCTGGCTCGCTTAGAACTCCTTCTTAAGGAACAACAATGATTTACTTTTATTCTCTTTCTGCCCTCATTTTTCTTCACTTCGCAGCACAGCTTTATAGCTCCCTTGCTGCTCCCTCTCGCATTGCCCGTGTTATTCGAGATGTAGTTGGTGTTGTTAAGAATGCTGGGTTTCTGTGGTTGGTTTGGGATATTCTCCACCACTTAGAAGCCAATCAAGACCAGCTCTATCAACTGATTCAGATGATTATGCGGAGTGTTTAATTGCCTTATATTAAACAAGAACAACGAGAAGAGTTGTTTGATAATCCTGAATATAATCAACCCGACAATCCAGGTGAATTAAACTTCATGTTTTCACAATATTGCAGAAACTACATTGACACCAAGGGCCTGTCCTATCAAACCATTAACGACATTGTTGGTGCATTAGAGGGGGCTAAGCTGGAATTCTATGCCCGAGTTGTTCGTCCCTATGAGGACAAGAAGATTGAGGAGAATGGAGATGTATATTGAACTTGTCTGTAGATAAGACAATCAAGGAGTCGGCTGGCTTTCTTGTGCATTATTGCTATAATGCTTCTGAAAAAGCCGGTTGGTGGAAGGATAGTGCTGGAAAAGACATTCGAGAAAATCCATACACCTTCTCTAACAAGCTTATGCTTATTGTCTCTGAAATTGCAGAGGCTATGGAAGCAGACAGAAAGGGATTGATGGACAGCCATCTCCCACATCGTAGAGGCACTGAAGTTGAATTGGCTGATGCAGTAATTCGTATTGCTGACTTGTGTGGTGCTTATGGACTTGACCTTGGTGCAGCCATTGCTGACAAGATGGCTTACAATGCACAACGACCCGATCACAAATTGGAAAATCGCCAAGCTATTGGCGGAAAGGCTTATTAATGTCTAATTTAATTTACCTAGCTTTTGATTAAATACTGTCCTAGCTGTAAACAAGATGCTGAGACATATGACACCTTTAAATGCTCCTATTGCAAACAATGTTGGAAAGCCTATGCAACACGATACAGAGCAAACCACAAAGAAGTTATATTAGAAAATACAAGGCGATCTTGGCATAAGAACAAAGATAAGTATAATCTAGATAGAAAATTAGGAGGTAAAACTCTCTATGAAACTAAACTAGAACAACAGAATAACACCTGTGCTATTTGCTTTAAGCCAGAGCAATCTAACAGGTATAAAACTCTCTGTGTAGACCATTGCCACACAACTGGTAAAATTAGAGGCCTCCTCTGCTCTAATTGTAATAGAGCACTTGGTCTTTTAAAAGATGATAGGGGTAATTTACAGAGTGCAATCAATTATTTAGAAAGACATAATAATGAATAAAGTAAACGGACTTTGTTACTTGGCTAGTCCTTACAGCAAGTTCCCTGGTGGCCGTGAAGATGCTTTTAACACCATCTGTAAGAAGGCTGCACAGCTCATGGAACAAGGTCATTTGATCTTTTGTCCTATTGCCCATAGCCATCCCATTGAGGACATTGGCATGACCAAGATTCATGACGGAGATTTCTGGCTCAAGCAAGACTTTGCTGTGTTAGCTGTATGTAAGGAACTGTGGGTGTATAAGATGCCAAGCTGGGAATCCAGTTATGGAGTTGCAAAAGAGATTGAGTTTGCTAACAAGAATAATATTACAGTGAAATTCATCGACTATGACGGAAGAACTTAAAGATCAACTAGCGGCACAACTGGATGTATATGAGCTGTTAAACCTCCTTGGTTTAACTGAACGGGAATTACTTGACTACCTGACGGAGCCCCTTGAAGAACACAAAGAAGAATGCCTGGCTGCCCTTAACTGAGGAGAAGGGGTACAAGAAATCCTTTCTTGTGAGAAAACAACAGGAAAAGGAAGCAGATGAGGAAATTGCTGAGTTCACTCCAGAGATTGTGGAATTCCCAGATAATGACCAATTAGGTGATGTGGAATGAAAGAATGGCAGAAGAAGTGGCAATGTGCTTTATGTGAAGACATTATCTGGAGCAAGTATTCAGGTGAGTATGTCTCCTGTAAATGTGGAGCAATTGCTGTAGATCAGACAACTCATTACAGCAGACATATTGGTAAGCCAAGCAATTTCATTGAAGTAGGAGAAATTGAGTGAGTTGTATTGAGTGGGAAGGAGCCTTAAATAGTGGGGGTTACCCTGTCACTTGGTACAAAGGTAAGACAGTGTATGCTCACAGGCTTTTGATGGATGCTAAACCAGATGAGGTTGTGCTCCACACTTGTGACAATCCAGCATGTGTTAATCCTAAACATTTGAAAATTGGAACTCTTGCTGAAAACTCAGCTGACATGAAAAGTAAGAATCGACAGGCTGTTGGAGAACAGTGTGGTAATTCAAAGCTAACTGATGAAGAAGTATTAACCATTCGTTCCTATCAAGGAAGTCTGTCTAGTCGAAAGGTGGCTTCATTATTTAACATATCAAAAACCAATGTACTAGATATTTGGCATAGAAAAATTTGGGAGCATATTTGAGCGAATTCAAAAACAGTTTCGCGGCGAACGTTTTTAATTTTAAGTACGCAAAGTTTCAAGGAGAGACATGGGCACAACGAGCCCATGATATTGTTGAAGATGTGTGTGGTAGTAGGTGGGGTAAATCTCAACCACTGATGTCTAAAGATGATCTTCAACAACTAGAAGAATATATTCGAGAGATGAAATTTATTCCAGGTGGCCGGTATATCTGGTATAGTGGTCGTGGACATAGTTTCTTCAATAATTGTTTCTTACTTCGAGCTGAAGAGGATACTAGAGAAGAGTGGGCAGCATTAATGAATCGCTCTGTATCCTGTTTGATGACAGGAGGAGGAATTGGTGCTGACTATAGCCGATTGCGTGAACGTGGTAGACCTTTAAGCAAGACTGGGGGCACAGCTTCTGGGCCTCTCCCATTAATGCAAATGGTTAATGAAGCCGGTCGTGGAGTAATGCAAGGCGGTTCACGTAGGTCTGCTATTTATGCCTCATTGAATTGGCAGCATGGTGACATTCAAGACTTTCTGGTAGCTAAAAATTGGACACCAGAAATTAAGGCTTTGAAAGAACGTGATTTCAACTTCCCAGCTCCACTGGACATGACTAACATCTCTGTTAATTATGACGATGCTGCGTTGTATGATAAGTATAAAGGTGATCCCTGGGTATTAAAAGATAATCCAATCTTCCTCCAGAATGTTAGACAGGCAATGGAAACTGGAGAGCCTGGCTTCTCCTTCAACTTTGGTGGTAAACAGAATGAAACCCTCCGAAACGCTTGCACGGAAGTTACTTCAGAAGACGATTCAGATGTATGCAATCTGGGAAGCATCAACCTCGGAAACATCTCCAACATTGAGGAGTTTCGAGATGTGGTTGCCCTTGCGTCCAAATTCTTGGTATGCGGAACTCTACGCGCTGACCTCCCCTACGAAAAAGTATATAAGGTGCGAGAGAAAAACCGTCGCCTTGGGCTTGGTCTTATGGGTCTTCACGAATGGCTTCTTCAACGAAACTACCCCTACGAAGTAACTAAGGAACTACATGATTGGCTTGCAGTATATAGAGACGAATCAAAGAGGTCTGCCGATGAGCACTGCGACAGGTTCTTTATCAGCAAACCAGTTGCATACAGGGCTATTGCTCCTACAGGTTCAATTGGAATCCTTGCGGGAACCACTACTGGTATTGAACCTCTGTTTGCAGTCGCTTATAAGAGACGTTTCCTCACTGAAGGAACAAAGTGGAAATATCAATTTGTCGTTGACGGAACAGCAGAAGCCCTAATCCAGCAATATGGTGTTGATCCCTCAAAGATTACATCTGCATTAGACTTATCGAGTGATTATGAACGAAGAATTAAATTCCAAGCAGACATTCAAGATTACGTTGATATGTCAATCAGCTCCACCATTAACTTGGAACCATGGGGAAGCTCCTCCAACAACAGCAGCAGAGTTGCTGGGTTTGCAGAGACGCTTGCGAAGTATGCTCCGAGATTACGGGGATTTACTTGTTACCCAGATGGAAGTAGAGGAGGTCAACCATTGACTAGTGTCCCTTATGAAGAAGCAATGAAGCATAAGGACATCATCTTCGAGGAACATGATATTTGTGATATTTCAGGACACGGGGGTAGCTGTGGCGTTTAGTTTTTGTTTCAATCCAGGCTTTGTTGTTGGTCTGATGTATGCTGATGAAGCTCAGTGTGAAGAAGAGGAAATTGAGTGGGGCATTTGTCTTTGCCTCGGGATAATCAACTTCTTCCTTGAGAAGGAAAGAGAATGATTTTAAACAAGGTTGATATTGATTCTGATTTGTCTGAGGCCAGTGTTGAGGGTGCATTGGCGAATCTTTATGATCAAGACGACAGGGCTTTGTTTGTAGGCACTGATCAAATTGATAGAGGGATGAAAATTGCAAGGAAGTATCACCTTAAACTCTATGTAGATGATGCTTTATGTAGAGATGCTTGGTATGTCAAGTCCAGATATTTTGGATTGTTCTCTCCAGGTGCATAAAAAGAAAGGCCCCAACTCTTTCGAGAACGGGCCTTTTCTATTTGTGTTTAAAACGCGCTGTCTGGGAGATGTTTCTCACAAAGAGCTAACAACCTGAGTCTATCCTCCCATCCATTGGGATTGGGTACAATCCCGCCTACGGCCTTTTTCCTACCATTGATTCTGTAGGAGAGTTCCTTAAAATCACCTGAGTCACACAATGGCCATAAATTATTATTTTGAAAGAAGAATCCTGCTGAAAACGCCGAAGGTTCCGTATCTGCTAACAACTCTGGTTTTTCCAACAAAGGAAGATTTAGGGCGAGTCCAACAAGTACGTAATTTGTTTTACCAGTTGTCTGTATCAGCCCTCTCCCCTTGTAACGAACACCATCTCCTGGTTGAGTGTTGCCTAAATCCAATCGACCCTCGTAAGCTCTACCTGAGGCTATCTCCTCTGTATACCGGAGTTCTCCAGATTCATGCCCTATTTGGGCAAGGAAGTAGCGAATCCGTTGAGGAGTGTCTGCACCAAATCGTTGAAAGGTCTGGTTTAACGGCTCCACGAAGAGGGCGGCCCGCAACTTGGAAGTATTGGGGTAGCACTTCAGCAATTGCTCAAGAGAAATCCGAAGAGGTTTAGTCATAATTTTGATACCGATAGATAGAACTCAAGCTATCACCAGGAGTGCCTTGTAGGCGTTCCTTAGTGGTCTTCTTGGATTCAACAGCATGTCTCTGAAGGGCGGCCACCAATTGCATGGGGTCGCCCTTTTCCTTTTTGTACCTCTCAATAAACTCTTTCATCTTCTCTTGGGTCATTGTCCCTTGAGCCAGTTGTCGTTTAGCCTGCTCAGTGATTTTGCCTTGTGCTTCCCTGCGGTTGCGAGCATTAATCATCTGGTCATATTGCTTAGCCTTGTTAAGACTCTCATCAAGGGAACTACCACCTGTCCATTTACGGATGTTGGTGTCCTTCTCTGAACGAGGATAATCAAGTTCACTGTCTCTGTTCAAAGTAACAGTGGTTCGTGGTTCTTTGAAGTGTTCAGGGTCTTTGAAATACTTCTGTCGGGCGGGCGGCAGTTCAGATACGTCTTTACTCTTAAGTGTATTCTCCACAAGTCCTTTAATTGTTCCGCTAGGAGCCACAGCAGTGGCAAGGTTGCCCCAAGCAGTTTGGTCGTTGTTTTGCACAACATCACCAACACCTGTAGCAATTCGCCCACCCCAAGAAGCAAATGGAGATACAGCTTCAACAGGACTATTTGGCAACACATCAGCAGCAGACATACGACTCTGCATGTTCACACCAGTGGTGTCAGACAAAGCCCCACTCTTCAAGAACTCAGGCCAGTTTTCCATAACTACATCCGCAATAGACTTACGATCTTTAAAAAACTTGTCTGAGACAGCTTTAAACATCTCGTCAGCTTCTGAGTAGAAGGGCACACCCCTGATACCACTAAAGGCGAGTATAGCTAATCCTGCTGCCAGCATTCCTGCTGGCCTGCCATTACCACCCATCTTCTTAGGCATTGCATCTTTCATCATAGTGCCAAGCTGTCCTAAGAAAGCATGTTTGAAAGTCTGAAGACTTCCAGCAGTGTGCCCAAGAACACCAAGTCGGCTATACATCAGAGGACGCTCAGCAGTATGGTAATTAACCATAGAGTGTTGAGTAATGTTGTAGGCAGTGTCAAAGATTTGAGTCTTTGGCATACCACTATCTTTCAACATTTCCACAGCAGCTAAGAACACCAACGGCCGTGTTTGCTTTTCAGCAATTTCACGTGGCTTATCAGCAACCTTATCAAAACCCTTTGAATATTTGTTTTGGAAAATATCTTGAGCATTCACATATTCTGAGAAAGCTAACAAACCATTGTCCTTGGCATAATCAAAAGCATCGCGCATCAAGGGGCTAACATCAGCAGGCTTGTCAAGCCATTTCTCTGTACCAAGCTTTAAACCTGCCTTAACAGCAGACCCCATAGCTGTTTCAGCAGCTAATGGAGACAGTCCTAATGAAGTCTGAAGCTTTACAAGTTCAGGCATGCCAGTCTGCAAGACCTGGAGATATTGAGTAGCCAAGAACAAAGGATTGACAAATCCCATTGTAAACTGACTAGCTCTCTTGTTAAATTGGTTGACGGCTTCACGAGTCATTGAAGGACCAATACCAGTAAGACGAGCTGGAGTATCAATAATTGTGTTTAAAGCATCTCCCAACGTTCCCAAGTTACGGCCAGTGAAGTTGTTGATGTAGTCATTGACGTATGCCTTAGCTCTAGGCATATGGTCTAAAGCAGGATTGTCCATCAATCCCTTGAGTTGAACTTCAGTGGGAAGATTCATATGGGAGGCAATACCCCCTTCCCAATAATCAATGAAACTCTTTAAAGCTTCGTTGGTGTTGGTGTTCTTGTCTTCCCAGAACTTGTTCCCATCATTACCCCAGATGCCCTTCTTCTGCTTGTCATGTAAAGCAGCCCCATAGAGGCTGTCACCACGATCTTTAATAGCAGCATCCACAACAGCCTGGATGTCAGCAAAACGAGGGTCGTTCTTAGCCAGCACAGAAACAATGTCCTGCAAGCCTTCAAACATGGCCATCTTCTTGCTAGAACCCCCAAGAGACATTCTCTTTGTAGGAGCAAATGTCAAGGACGGGTCCTTCTTTGAAACTTGCTTCTTGATTGCCTCATTACCCAACTTGGTAGTTGTGCCGATGAAGCCAACAATGTTCTTGTCCTTATCAAGTACCAGAGTTCTGTAGTCACCTGAGAAGTTAGCAGCAAAGTGTCCCTGCCTGTTCTTCACCGGCTCAAGTCCAACATCTGCTCTAGCCTTGTTCCAAATCTCAAGCTTCTTCTCATCCATTTTCTGGATGTGTTGAATCAAATCAATTTGCTTCTCATTAAACCCAGCCTCCTTCAGCATGTCTGATGTGAGGCTTTTTTGCTTTCTGTCAGCAGTTCGTAAAGCGGCCACAACATCATTCTTTTCTTCTTGTGAAAGCTTTTTGAGCTTGTTACCAAACCCATTAGGGCCAGTAACATACTCACGAGTGAGTTGGTCCGTCTCTCTAATCACCTTACTAATCATATCACGAACAAAGCGAAGTAGAGGATTGTTGCTAGAAATAGCAACGGAGTTCATACCAGGGCTCATTGTACGAGCTTTAAAGGCTTGTGTAGGCCCCAAGTCTTTAGCAGAGGGAGCTAAAGCGACAACTTTCTCAGGGGTGTCAATACGAGTTGTATAAGCATCCAGCAAAGGGTCTTTGAGAATGGCAGCAAGTTTCCCTTGTTTAGTTTCCTTAGCAAGTTGGTCTTTAGCTGCAACAACCTCCGGGCTGTCAGGTGTAAGGGCAGAAAGCTTTCCCTTCTTAGGCTCAGGGGAGCCAACGTCAACAGCACCACGCTGTCTACGGGACATTCCAGAGAAGGAGGTAATTGTATTATTCTGTGTCCTGATAGTGTCAGGAACCACAGTGTCAGCAGTACGACCATCCATGATGGCTTGAACATCTACAGCAGCAATTCTAACAGGCACAGCCTGTAGTCCCTGCTCTTGGAAGACATCCATACGATGACGACCATTGTGGGAAGTTACTTTGAATTCACCATCCTTGACAAAACCCTTGAGATAGGGAATGTCATCAAGCCCTTGCTCACTCTTCAAACCCTCTCTAACAGATTCCCTACGACCAGTAGAAGACTGGAAATCTCCAACACGCTTCTCCGCAATGTTGTGAAATTCCTCTGGGGACATAAAGACAATCTTTTGTGGATGACTTGGATCATTCATCACCCGCATAGCATTAGTCATCTCCTTATCAGAGAAAGTGCCACGGAATCTAGCTAAATATCCAACCTCATCTAATAAACCTTCACGGAGCTGTTTAAAGCCATCACTAATGGCATCCACATCAATGGCCCCACCTTCACGTCTAGACATCCCACGATTAAACGCCCGGGTCTTGGGACCTTGGCCATCACCCTTAGGGGTAATACCAGCTTCTCTAAGCTGTTGCTCAATTTCCATTAAATGGTTGTCAAGCTTATCCAGCTTCTCCTGACGTACCTCTTCAAACAACTGCTGTTGGCGTTGTTCATAAGCTTTTTCCATCTCAGCAGCTTTTGCTGCCATGTCTGGTTCAGGGATAGTTACAGCACGTTCCCGTGCCTGTGCATCAGCTAGTTGTTGAGCACGGAGTTGTTCCCCTTGAGCACGAAACTCTTCATTGAACAAATCATGTTGTCCACCCATACCAGCTTCTTGTGCATCAAGAGAACGAGCCATGTCCACAGGCATTCCATTCTCATCAACAGGCATCTGCTTGCTACGGAGGTCAAGCTCCCCTTGGATGTTATTCTTGTCAGCAAAAGCTTGCTCACGGGCAGCCATTTCATCACTTTGCTTGAGTTGGCTTTCCATCCAAGTATTTTCTTTAGGGGTGGAAACATCTTCCCAAGCAGCTTCTTTTTTAAGAAGTTGGTCTAAGGTGTCGACTTTGTTTGTGGATTTATTGGGTTGATTAATTCCCAACTCTTTCTCAATATTCTTTCCAATTTTACGGACAGCTTTACCGCCAGGAATGGGAGCAAAAGCTCCAGCAATACCTGCAACAACACGGGCATTAGCTTCCCCCAAGTCCCCTCCAATGGCCTGACCACCCCGGCCTGCTAAATCACTAGCTGCCTCACTAAGCTGGCCTACAGCCTGTTCAGCAAGCTTTCCTGACTCAGTATAGGGAGTGGGTAGCCCTAGGCCGAAATTACTTTCTTGCGCCCGTCTAAACTCATTTCCAGCTTTCCCAATATCCCCAGTCAACATAAGAGTACCTAAACCAGACAAACCCCCATGAATGGTTGCAGGCAAGCCGCCCATCATTGTGGCAGTGGCTTCAAGACCTCCATAAGCATCTTTGGCAGCTTGTTTGACCTTTTTACCAAGGCCAGCATCGTCAGGCTCTTTCTCATCAGGAGAAACATCTTCCCATTCTACATCTTGCCAGTCAGCCATGTTTAGCCTTTCGGTTTACGTTGCACCTTTCCAGTTTCGGGATTGATGCGATAGTCATATTTGTTAGGATCATATTGCTGACCCACTGCCTCAACAGCAGCTTTAATCTGTGCCTCAGCATTAGTTTTAGTCGGAGGATTGTTGAATGAGGGGCCAGGAGGCTGCCCACCAACAGCAGGAATACCCATACCAGGAAGATCAGGTTTAGCAACACCCTGGCCTGCAGCTTGTCGTTGTTTCTGTGCAGCAATTTCATACTGATTGGCACGCTCAGAGTAAAACTGTTTTAGGTCTTCATCTTCAGTGGCATCAGCTTTAAACCGCATTGCCACAGCAGCTTTCTCAAATGTAAGTTTGCCTGTTGCGGCAGCGGAGTCAATATCTTTAACACTCCCACCAGAACCACCTTTAGCATATCTACCACCAGCAATACCCTCAGCTTGGGTGAGTCGAGCCTGTGCCCCAGTTTCTTGAATCTCTCGAAGCTTTGCCTCAGTCTTAGAAAAGTCTTTCTCACGAGCAGAAACAATATCTTTGTGCATTGCGGCAATATTAAGACCCTGTGCCCTCACCTTTGGATCGAGTGAGTACATCATCTTCTGAGCTTCATTTTCGAGCATCTTAATGTCATAGTCAGAAGCTTCAGCAATGAATTTCATCTTTGCTTGTTTCATTACATCGTCATTCAGAGCAGCTTCATTAGTGTTCTTACGTTGTTTCATGGAGCTGTCAGCAAACAACCCAGGGAGCATTGCATCTTGTGCGTTGTTCAAACCACGTTGATGCTGCACACGAAGAGGGTCGTTCTGCTCATCAAACATATTAGCCAATTGTGCTTTACGCAAATCAGCCTCATTCTGTTGTACACCTCCTTGCATGAATTCCTGTGCTTGGGAGAAAGCAGCAGGGTTCATCTTGAAGATGTCATCCAGCGTACTAGGAGCTGGTAATTGATAAGGCATTATTCACCCTCCCCACCACCGAAGTACATCGGGTTGATGTACGGATCATATCCTCGTGTGCTACCACCCATCATAGGAGCTTGTGGCATAGATTGACGACGATACATATCATATAGTTGCCGACCTCCACGAAGGCCAATGTTAGCCATAGCATTTTCATACCCACCAATCCCTTGAGCATAACGCTCTTGTTGAGGCATGGTTTGCGCTTGGCGATCAGCTAACAGAGCAGCAAGTTGAGCTTCACGAGGTCCATATTGACTTCTACGACCAGCAGCAGCATCTCTACGCTCCATTCTCTGACGAGCTTGTTGAGCATAAGGGCTGTTAGGAGAGAACAGGTTACTCAAACTGTCACTCTGCTCACGGAGACGTTTACGTTGTTTGTTAGCATTGTACATGCCAAACAAACCAGCAGCTAAGTCACCATAATTCCCACCACCTTGACCACCACCTCCGTTGCTGCCACCTGTAAAGGCAGAGATAAACTGAGAGACAGGATCGGATGAAGGACTAGACGAGCTTGATTCATATCCAGAAGGCATAGAGAGCGTAGCACGCTTCTGATTTGGAGTTTCTTCACCACCTAAGGTGACAGAGCTTTCGCCATACTCATCTTGCATAGTACCACCTAATGTACCAACATCAGGCATCTCTTCACTCCCAGCAAACATATTCTTTAAATAGTCCACACCCATACCAGCTCCTGTTTTAGCACCAGCCATCAAACCACCCTGTGTGGCACCTTTACCAATATCAGTGGAATCTCCACCTTGTGCTGCTACCCCAATAGCACCACCTACAGCACCCTTAGCTGCATCATTTACAATTGGAGCATATTCACCAGCACCAACAGTATTACCTAAATTGAACCCACCAGTACCGCCATAATCACTGTTAGCGACATATCCACCACCAAGCTCATTATATCCACCTGTTTCTGGGATTGCTCCACCAATTTGATCTAAAGCCCCCTGAGTGAGGTAATTAGTTACATAACTCTTAGCTCCACCTTTTAGAATGTCTTCAGCACGTTGGTTATCTTTTCTACCCCATGCATCCATTGCATCAAGAGCTGTGCTACCTAAACCAGCAGTGAAATAATTGATAACACCTTTACCAATAGTGCTTCCTACGCCATGCACACCTTCAGCAGCGCTTGTGTCAATACCTTTGTCGGCAGCATTCTGAAAGTTCTCTTGATTGGGTCCACCATAAATATCCCATAAAGGCTTGTCATCACGATGAAACACTTCATTGTTAATACGAGTTCCAACCGGATTACCAGCAGTGAAACCATCACCACCAGACATCAAAGCCCTGCCTGGATTCTTTCGTATACCATTCCAGCGATCTTTCCACATACTGTTGCCAAAATCAATGACATCGCTGCCCCAATCTGACACATCACTATGTAAATCGGAGCCAAACCAATCCATGCCAAGATTACCAGTGGCCGCACCAAGAGGATCAAGAAGAGCATTTATCCCTTCAGAAAAGTTTCCATCAAATGCCCCAACTGGATCAAAAATATTACTTAATGAGAATCCCATAATTTTTCCTTAAGTTGGATCAGTTTTAGCAATGAGAACACCATTATCAAAAGTTAGAGCGCCGTTTGCTCCCAAACCAGTTAACTTGGCTAATGTCACTGTAGTAGTAAGCCCTGTCCCACCGTCAACAGTGATGGTTCCTGATAAAGTTGTGTTAGTTAAAGTAGACCCAGTTTGTCTAACTAACAATCCAGAACCAATACTTGCTGAAACAGTTTCAACAAAGAACCGAAGTTTTTCATACCAATCATTCCAATAGGAACTCCCAGGAGGAACACCTACAGGATTAGGAGGTAATTTAGTGGCCATATTTTATTCTCATTAGTTGCTAGCCATTGTTTGCCAGTTAGTTCCATCACTCATAAGCCTTGCCCACTTACCGGCAGTGGCAGAAAGAATTGCAGTTCCAGGCCCACCACCAGCTTGTGTAACAACATTTGAAGATGCTGAAACAACTGTTTGATTTTGAATAGTTCTAAAGTTAAGTTCTCTATTCTTATAAGTAGCGGCAGATGGGAGGGTATATGTAATTGTACCAGCTCTATTTGCATCAAGCCATTTATCAACAGTTCTAATGGTATAAGTCGCGACAGTCTGTTGAACATACTCCTCTGCTAAATCACCCTTATAGATGTTAACACTAGCTAAATCAGCTATTGCAATAGCGGTGTTTCTAGAAGTAAGATTGATACCTGAACCAAGAGAGTAATCTGCTGTAGTTGATCCAGTAATACTACAATCAACTAAACTCAAATCACATTTATTTGCATAACTAGCTGGAGAATTAATACCAATAGTGCAGCCACTGGCCACCATGCCGATAATTTCCACCGTTGAGGCAACGTCACCAGTGTCGATCTGCACGGCTTGTGCAATGTTTCTAGCGCGGTTCTCTTCGAGCCTCACCTTCACGCCGTTGCCGACAACAACCCCCAGCGTATTGACCTTGGTCGCGGCGCCCTTGATGATGTTGTGATCGATGGACGTAGAACGGATGTCACCCGTCCCGCTGATCTCAATCGAGGTCGTCGTGATGTCTTGAGCCAAGGTGATTGTGTTGTGGTGGACGTGGCAGTCCTCAATAACAACATCATCACCAGTGCCTGTGCCGGTTGAGAAACGAAGTTGAATGCCCGTGTCACCTCCATCAACAGTGATGATGTTGTCATGGATATTGACGCTTTTGATGCCGTCGAATTGAAGGCCCATGCCGCCTGCTTTGGTGGCTCTTACCACGTTATTGCAAATGACCCCATCGCGCACCGCGCCAGTGGTAGCGTAGTCCGCATTCCCATCGCTTGATGCTGAGATTTGGAACTCGAAGCCGTCAACCACATTCCCATCAATGAGGAATGAGCTGCTGCCAACGCACACCGCAATTCCCGAATCACGCGTGCCGGTGACACGGTTGCGCAGAATCTCGAAATCGTGCGCGTTGCTGGCATAGATGGATGTGAAGCCGTCGCTGTCGACCCAGCAGTCCTCAATCGAGCAGTTGTTCCGCCGAGGGGTTGTGGTTGTCTCGGTGTTGTAGATGGCGATTGCGAACCCTGCTGCCGCCGAGCGGGCCGCCTGATTGCCGTTGATGCGCATGTTCCGCACATGCACATTCTGCACACCATTGATGCTAATCCAATTACCGTCTGCTCCGAATACATGCTTGAACTCGCTCAGGTATTGGTGCTCGCCTATTAGCTCAACGTTGGCCGGGATGCTGAAACCAGTTGCAAGACCATACCCACCAACAGGAACAAAAAAGCGTCCACCATTAGCAATAAACGCTGTAATGGTGGATGTTAAATCTAAAGTGAAAGTTCTAGCCTGTACATCAGCTTTTTGAGCAGAACTCAAACAATCAAACAGTGAAACTAAATCTTGATTCTTATTGGCTTGAGTTCTAGCTACACCACCAGTTAAAGGTGAAATGTAGTTGTATACTGTATCATTTACATCGTTAAGCCAATCAGGCTCAACAACTGTACCGTTTACAAAAGTAGTATCCGACATTTAGGCCCTTCCCATGTTAATATCAGCTTCCAATGAATTAATTCTCATGGGTTGATTAGCTGTGTGTGTGAGTTTAAAAGCTCTACGCCTAAAGCCACCTAAGCGACTCAAACTAGGATGTTCTTGATTGAGGTCCACAGTAGTGCCCGTGTTCCAAGTTTGATAATCATCATCACTCCACTGAACAAGCACTTCTGAAGTAGCTGTTGGTTTATCAGCATTCAATACAAGCTTAGACATAAACTTCTTGTTACGAGTGTCAAATTCTGTATTATCAGTTGTAAGTGTAGCTGTAATAGCAGTGCCAGCATCTCTATATAGAGACATATCAAACTTATACAAAACAGCATTACCAACTCGAATAAACACTGGGGTGTAGGATGTAGATGTCCTACAGTTTAATGCAAAATGCATATCGAAATACGCTGTAGAACCAAACCCCCAACGAGTCCAAAAAGGTGTCTCTAGATCCATTACATATGTACGTCCATTTGTGTAAAGGACATAGAAATCATGTCCATCAATAGCCACAATATTTGCGTACTTAGTTGATGAGGCTGAAGAGGTTAAGAACCTTTTGACAGGTTCATTACCAACTGGAGCAATCTTGAAATCTTCTAACACCATAACATTTGACTCAGAATGGTCATTATCACCAATGAAGTAAACCTTATTCCCAAGTTGGGCTAGACCACCACTAAACCCTACAAGTTTGACAGGCGTGTCATTACGTTGTAAAGGGCTGCCTGTTTCATTGGCAGCATCCCAGAAGTATTCAATTGAGTCTGTACCAAATAACAGAATGTAGTTGTTCAAACGAATGATATTAGTCACCTTGTCTGCTAGAAGTTCAGAGCTAATGAAATCACCTGAAGTATATGCCAAAGGGTCGTTCAAATCACTGTTATATAAGTCAGCAGTGTTAGTCTTAACAATGAAGAGATAGCCATCAAGAAACACAGGTTGTGGGACATGAGCTGGTAAATCAGGATCAGCAGAGGCTACAACAGTGTTGGCACTGTCAATGGTGCTGAGGGTTGTACCATCCGTCACCACAAGTTTAATTTCACCTGTCTCATAAAGAAATTCAGTAAAACCAACATCTCCAGTAGTCGTAGTTGGGAACACTGTATTTAAGGTAGTTGCAAGAGTTCCTGCTGGCATGTTATATACTAACACATCGTCACTCTGAGCTACATACAACTTACTTTGATCTTCCCAATAGTAACATCCACGAGTTACAGTATTAGGCATTGTGACAACAGCAGAGCATCCTTTTCTTTTACGAATAGACATCTTCTGCTCTTGTGTAGTTTTGTTTTTGATGAGTTCTGGATAGCAATTTAGGTAATCTACATCTGTGTCAACAGAAGCTGCTCTTGAATTGATTTCAGACAGCAGTGGAATCTGTTTTGTTTGATATGTAGATGTAGCTGGAGTCTTATCAAATGCCATATTATTTCCAGTGCTCTTCCGGAGCAAAAGTTACTGAGGCTTGTTCAAGTCCAAAGTCCAAGACAGTTTCTCTATGCTTCTCATACTTTTTTTCTAAAGCACTACAATCATTAATAGGCAAGCCCAGCTCAGGTCCAATTAGATATGCAAGGCCATAGATAAGGGTGTTGTTCCACTCCCTTGGAAAGTAAGGAGTATTTGCAGCAGCCGTGAATCCCTCAAAAGGGGCCATATATGAAATAGTTAATGTACGAGTAGCCACCGTGTTTGCATCAGGAGTTGGCCATAAATGCAACTTACCGTAATTAATAAAAGGCTGATACATATACTGTGAAGGAGTTCCAGAACTTCCACTGTTAGTGGGAAGGATTTGGAAATCATAAACACTGTTAGGCTCTAGAGGTTGTTTACCACCCCCAGCAATAGGCTCAGTCCAGGCTTGTAAAACCTTCAATGGAAATGCCTGGTTAATAGTTTGACCCACACCGATGGTATAAGTTTGTTGTCCAGCCACCATAGTGATCGTTGATGTCAACTTACTCCACAAAGGCATTCCCATTGTCTGGAGTTCTGCAACTAGATTGTTTAATGCTTCTCCAAAATTGGAAAGGTCTTCAGCATCAGGAGTTTGCCCTTTTGCAAGCTCACCACACTTACGCATAGCAGCAGCAATAAACTCATCCCTATCCATTTCAATAACTGTTACACCTGATGTACTCATAATCCTGCTTTCATATCACGAAGGGTAGTGTAGGGCATGCTATCATTTCCTGCAATCATACACCCAGCCGTACCAAGGCCAGTATAGGCACTACGATCCCAAAGATAACACACCACATTGAATGCATCTGGTTCAACTTCAGGGCGGGTCCAGGGAGGAGTAATTCTCTCTCTCCGGGCTCGTACAAAATTTTGTGGATGCCGAGGCTCCCAATCCTTCATACAAACCTTCAGTCCATCCCATCTATCTTTAATCTCTGTTGATTTAAATCTAAACCCACAAACATCACAGATTGCTGACCAGACTCCCGGTTCCCATCCTGCCTTGTAACTCATTTATCAGCCTTTGTTTTTAAAGTGTCTTTAATTTCTGCCAATGCATCCATGACTGGTTCAAAGGCATCTTTAAGACGATCATATGGAACATACTCCCTAGCAATTTTGATTTCAAGATTTGCTAAATCCTTCTTCAAGATAGTTACTGCATCCCAGAGTTGTCTAGCAAACCAACCAGTTACTGCAAAACCAATTCCAAATAAAGCATTTAACAGCCAAAGAATTACTTTTTCATCCATACTATTTCCATTTCTTAGGCTGGAGTATATGAAGATTGGGCACCTAGTGTACCAATAGTACTTCCAATATAAGGAGCTACTCTGATATAAACAGTCCCAGATACCAAATCATTAATAGCTAAACTAGTAGTTCCTGCTGCGGCAAGATAAGTCCATGGATATAAAGAGGCTTCATTTGTTGATCTAGAACGCCTGCTCATATATACAATGAATCCATCTGCACTTGGATCAGATGCCCAAGTTGCTGTTACAGAAAGTGTTCCTACTGGAATATCACTTCTGAAGGGATACGCCTGAATAATTGCTCCACTACCACCAGACAACGGAATTACCTCTGGATCACCAGCCCTATCAGGAGCAGGTAAGTCAGCAATAGCGTTGAAGACATTACCTGTTGTCCAATCTTCATTGGTGGCTGGGCAGAGTGAATCCATTCCATTTAAAACAGATTGGGAGAAGTCACCATAAAATGTATTATTGATAACTCTGACATATCCTGAAGAAGATAGGGCACTTAAGTCAAGACTTGGTGCTGTTTGTCCATCAGCATTTTCAGCCCAACAGGTATTGTTTTTTACCCAACAAGCATCAATAGCATCATCTGCGGTATGACTACCAACTCGTGAAATCCACACAAGTCGTGATTGACAGATATCAATCATTGTATTGTTAGCAATCCAAACATATTGTGGAGTAGCTCCAGCTTCAACTCTAGGGTGGTTTCTAATTCTATGGAAACTTCTTCCATGGAAATAATTATCATGATAGATAGCTGGTCCTCCGTTGTTACGAATACACCAGGCTTCAATAGAAGAACTACTACCAGTAGGGCCACGGCCAGAACTAAAACTATTACCATGTACGACAAGATGATTAGCAGCAGTAAGATATGTAGCTTCTAATGCAGTAAGACGACAATTTGTTAAAGCAATCCGTTCAGCATATTGTTGTACTCCAGCAGCTTCGAGCCTTTCAACCTGGAAACCACCATTTCCTTGGCCATTAAAATTAATACCATCACAATGGACATCATTAACGTCAAGCCCTAAGATTGAAATTTTACCAACAATACCACCACCATTTTGACCGAAGGTATCGCCTCTAATTCTAAGACGATTAACTGATCGTCCGTTAATAGCACCACCAATAGTCATTGGACCGAGTTGACTTCCTGTAGGAATAACAAGTTCTGCATCAGTAACGAAACCGAGTACATTACAATCTGTAGTTGTGTTAAAATTAGCAATAACTCGTGTACCAACAACCTTGAGTTCAGTCTCCATATCTGTAGGATTGGTTACAGTAACTTCTCGTGTGATAGTGGGAGGGATTGGGGGATCAACTACCTGTTGTGCTCCCCAAGCTCCAGATGCTGTATGAAACTCAATAGTATTTAAATCTAAAGTAGTTCCTGGATACATATCTGTACCACCGCCCCCACCACCGGCAGGGGGTGCTCCACGACGAGCTGCTCGATTCATAACAAAAATATTCATCAACCAACTCCAGAGAAACTACCACCTTTGTGTCCAATCACATGGATCACGCAGGCTGTCGTATTGGCTCCTGTATTTCTATACACGAAATGATTAGCTGTTGTACCAGCCGTAGGAAGATTTGTAGTAATTGTTCCTGACGTTGTGGCTGCGCTTACAAGATTGGTCACAGTATAATCAATACTACGAGAGGCCCCTGCTGTAAACTTAAAAGTCACCTCATAAGCATCAACACCATTACTGTTTGCTGGGAAACTGGCTCCTAAATCAACCTTGGTACAGCTACCTGCTGAGTCGTTATGCATTACTTGCAGATTGGTGTCTGTAGTATCAGCGCCAACAAAAATACAATCAGTTAGTGTAGAAGGCTCCACCGTAGCTCCGGGTTCACCACCTGTCTTAAGACCACAACCAACACGACAAGCCGTAAGTGCATCCACAGCCGCAAAAGCTCCACGGAACCAGAGATTAAGAGTGCCAGCAGCACCTGGATACCAAGCTGTACCAGCAGAACCCCCTCGAATACCTGCACTACGATTGGCTGCAGCGGCAGCGGCAGTGTATTGAATTCTACGGAAACCGTACGAAGTGTTGAAGAGGGAGGAAACACCTGCTGCGGTAGAGGTATCAACTGCCGACACGTTAGTGCCAAGTAACGACCAAGAAGCCGACCCAATTTCAAGAGGTTCTGCAATCCAGGTGCTTCCTGCTGTCACGTAGTCAGCGGTAAAGCCGGTAGCTGCGGTAGTTGTCAGAGCACCACCCCGCCAAGCATTAGCACCTGTACGACGAAGGCTCCATGAGCGACCGGCAGCCACAGTGAGTGTGTGACCTGTTTCAGCAGTGACAGTGTTAGTTGTACCTGTAGAATCTGCTGCAAGAACAACATCACCAGCACTCGTATTATCACCATATAGAATATCACCAGCTTGCCAACTACCTGCTGTATCATCTAACACAGTTAAAGTAGCTGCTGTATCACAGATAAGGTAACGATTACCGTGTGTTGATCTAATCAGAGACGTTGAGGCATTGATTGTTGCAGGGGTGTTAAACACAGCCGCTTCAATAGTAGCTTCAGTTGTTGCATCAATTGCATCAATGTTTTGAAGTGTAGTTGTACCAGCACTATCACTAAGTACAACAACTGATCCAAAAGCTAAATCACCACTTGCAGCAATTGCTAGTGTATCAGTACTTGTATCAAAAGTGAGGGCAGAATCTCCCTCGATAGTACCATCACCAGTCCAAACACCAATTTGGTTATTGGCAGGTGTACCAACCTTGGCTACATCCCCAGAGCCACTAGGAGTAGCCCAAGTACCATCACCTCTCCAAAAGGTTGAAGAAGATGCACTAGTACCACTACCAAGGTTTGCAACAGGAAGGTTACCAGTAGCCTGTGCTACAGGAATGCTTGTACAGTTTGTGAGGACACCAGAGGCGGGAGTCCCTAAAGCAGGAGCTACTAATGTTTTATTTGTTAATGTAGCTGTATTAGTTCTTTCAGCAAGCACATGAGCTGTTGTTGCAAGTTGGGTTGTATTAGTTCCAGCAGCCGCTGTTGGGGCGGCTGGAGTTCCAGTAAAGGTAGGACTGGCAAGTTCTGCCTTATCTGTATTTAAATTAGTAAGGTTGGCATCAAGCTCATTATGCGTGAGTGCAGAGCCTTTACCAGCTCTAGTAACAATTGTTGCCATGTATTTACTCCGGAGTCACGTAATCTGCAGCCACATAGTCTGTGACAACATATGGATCAAGGGGGTTATTCACCCCTCTCGAAATCCATTTAGTTAAAACAATACCAATACCTAAGAACATATCAGTACAAAGCTACAATATTCGTTGCAGCAGTAGCATTAAGAACTTGAGTAACCTGTAATGGATGATATCCAACAGGAGCATTGGCAAAGGTAATAGGAGTTTCACCATCAGCCATCGTGACAACTAAATCTCCAGCTACACCAACATAAAGTCCACGAGTGGGAAGGATAATCGTTGCATCACTTTTAGTGACAGCAACAGCCTTATGAGCAGATACTGTAGCATCTGCCTTTCTGTAAGCACCTGTTCCCATATTAACGCTCGATCATCACTCGGAAGTAATCGAAGGTAGTCACATTACCGGCAGTTGCGCCAGTACGTGCACCGAGGAAAGGAGCAAGAGCAATACCAGTGGGCACAGTAGCAGCAGCGCCGCTCCAAGTAAGACTTTCTTTACCATCGACATATCCCCTCAACTTAGAGCCATCATATGCAATAGCAAGGGTATGCCAAGTTGTATTAGAGAGAGCACGAGTACCAGCTTGTGCAGCAGTACCGCTATTAGCTGCATCAGCGAGCATTGTAGTAGTAGCAGACCCAGCAAGAGTACCAAAAGCAATCAGACTAGCTGAAGTAGTCGTCCACAAATCTTCTGGATTGGTTGTAGCAGTTAACACTGACAAACCAATCTGCACATCGGTTTCAGCAGCAATGGATGTTTGCACACGTGCTTCAAGAACAAACTTCTTCCCAACAGTCAGTTGTACTGCACGAGGGAGGTAAATAGCAACACCTTCAGAAGTGCCATCAGAGGCGATTAGAGCCCCACCAGTCGCTCCGAGGGAACCGGCTGTAGTGGAGGCAACAAGTGTGGCACCAGTATCAATGATAGCGGCAGTCCAACCACTAGGAACGTTGGTAGTAATGACCTTCTCAAAGTCATCATGAATGACGAGAAATTCAGCACTATTCATCATCCCCATATGGGAACGATAGGGATAAGCACGGCCAGTAGAAATGGGACCTTGGCGGATTGGACCAGTAGCGGATAAGGACATATTAAGTCTCCTGCAATTAATAAGTAGAAATAGGAAAGGGGCTTTTCACCCCTATCGACCAATTAAATGGCTGTTTGTTTTTTAGGCACCAGGCGAGCCGTAGAGCTGCATCCAGTCAGACCAACCAAACGAAACACGGAAGGTAGCCTTGAACTTAGCGTTCTCGGTATCGAAGTCATCATCAGTCGTGAATTCATCAGCACGGCGTTCAAAATACTTCAGACCATTCTTGATGTCAGTACGAATGAACCAAGCATCTGCATCCGTCAGATAATGGTTGACCACCACTTCAGGAACCAAGCCCATCACCTTCATGGCATTCACATTGCGCTCAGCGCTGTTAACTTGCCAATCACCCTTCAGAATACGAGTTGCCTCGAACATGCTCTGAACTGGAATAATGAGACTTTGCGGGCGCACAGCAATGCGCAAACCACGGTCATTGGTATACTGAGCAATGTCAATATGAGCCTGCTCAAGAGCAGCTTCAGACAAGTCAGCAGCAATAGCCACACCATTGGTACGAGTTCCACCAGCCACGTTCGGGTGCGAAGACGAACCACCACCACCTGCCGAAGCAATCAGGGTAGCAGCATCACCACCGACATAGGAAGTGTTAAAGGCACGATTGTAAACATTAGCACCGAGGATTTCCTTGGTCTGACGCACCGAGAAAGCAAGGCTTTGGGCCTTTTGCTTACCCACCACATCATACAGATCATCTTCATAAGCTTCACGAGTAACAATAAATCCCGAAGCGTAAGCAACGTGCTGATAACGAGTCGTAAACCCTTGACGGCTGGAGTCATAAGTAATACCAGCGCCTTCGGCCTTAACCGAAGACAGACCCAGACCACTACCA